GGGGAATACCCCATCGTCTGCAGCAGTATATACACCAGTAATAGCTAATGATGCATTTTTTAATAACAACTCTAAGGTTTTATTTAATGTTTTTATATCAGGTAATGCAGTAATTAATGGGCCACGGCCATATGTTTCGCCAGAAACTTTTGCATATCTTGATACTACCCAAGGACTATAATCCATTCTTTTATAAAGTAGTTCTGTTTTAGATTCTTTATGAATGACATGATAGCAATAATCTCCACGTTTTTGGTCTAATATAGTTGCTTCAATTAAATCTACTTCTTCTGTAGGCTTCTGATTAATCTTATCTTGTAAGTCTTTTGGTATTTCAATATTAGGCCATTGCGCTTGTATTGACTCACCTTTGATTCTCATTCGTCTATAAACATTATCTACTCGACCATTAGCCCCTTCTTCTATAGATACTAAATATTGTGGAACTGGTGTAAAGTTTATTGGGTCTATATCATCTCCGGGCTGCACCATCATAACCGCAGTGCCTACTGATAGATCTAACAAAAACTCACCAATAGCTACATCAAAGTTAGATTGTTTTAATGAAGAAAATAACTTGTCATTAAAAATGTCTAATGCTGCTTGAGCATCACTTATTCTATCTTCTGGAATGTCTGGTCCGGGTTCTAGGCGACACCACTTTCTTTGTGGAGGGAATATGCCTGATTGCATTCTGTTAGCAAACCTTTGAGTAGAGCTAATAGCAGTAGAATCAAACACACGATTCATTTTTTTGCTACCACCTATCTTACCATCATAGTGGCCATCATAAAGATTTCTTTGAGGTAGAGCAAACTCGTAGCATTCTTCATACAAGTCCCTAAAGTCATCTTTTTTTCTTAATGCTAAATCATGTCTTTTTAAAACATCTGCTGCGCTTAATCTCATCATTTCCATAGTTATGCCTTTTTATTTATCCCAATAAACCTCTACCTAGACCTCTGCCACGCCTAGCTCTACGTGAAGAAGCAGATGTAGCAGCAGTTTTTGACTCTGATCTTCTTGTTGCACTTACTCTTTTTTTGTTTTTTTCTGCATTAGTAGGAAGTGAAGCTTCAGCTTTGTCTAACATATTTATTTGAGCTGATGACAAGTTTTTCTTTTTTCTAAAAAAATGACTCATCAGTCTAAACATTATATCTTTACCATACAATCCACCACTACTAAAATCTGGTTTTGTCATAGTTATGCCTTTTTATTTTTAGCTGCAAAATTACGAGCGGCTTCTTTACTTCCAAAGCCCCACTTCTTTAATGCAAGTTTTAATCTAGTTGGTCTGCCTTTTGAATCTTTTAAAGGGCCAGCCATCCCCCCAAAACGAGCAGCAAAAGACACACGCCTGCCGTCACTCCCAGTCCTTTGGGGGCGTTTAAGATTTGAACCTTCAGTTCTTTTAAAAAATTCACGACCTTTTTCATTGAGTCCTCCACTTGGGTTTTGATGTTTCTTTGCTACCATTATGTACCTACTTTTTTTATAGCTTTTTTATGCGCTTTAGTAAAAGTATCTCCATTCATCATATCTTTTTTCATCATAGCCATATGTTTTGTACTATGATGTTTTGCATGTTTTTTTAAAGTAGATTTTACTTTTTTAGTAAACTGATCCATTAAGCTGTTGTTTTTTTCTTTTTCTTAGGAAAACCAGCTACCATATTTTTATATGCCTTGTCTGATATAGTAGATTTAGATTTAGGTCTGCTAGTACCAGCTTTCTTTCTTGCATTTATATTTGCATATAATCCTTTCCCCATTACGCTACTCCTTTATTCATATTTTTTTGAATTGCATTAGACCTTTTGGTTTCATAAGAACTCATCTTTCCATCTTTGTTTAAATCGCCTTTTTTCTTTTTCATTACTTTTTTAGCTTTTTTCTTCATGCCGATGTAATTATCTACCATTATTTTTTATCCTTTTTTCCGTTTCTTTAATTAAATCATCACCTGATTGTAATTTTCTTTTTCCTTTCATTTTTTCTTTAACTTTTTTCATCATAGCTTTTAGATCGATTTTACCTTCATCCATTGTTCCTGCGGTAGAATAAAAATTATCAATTAATTTTTTATGAAGCTCTGGGTTTGTGTTATAAATTTTTTCCATATCCATCGGTTTACCTGCTTTATTAAACTTAACACCTTGTTTTTTAAATTTTTCAATAATTGCTTTTTTATCTGCCATTTGCTTTTCCTTTAATGTTATCGCGATAGTCTAATAGATACAACTTGTAGTCTTCAGAAAACTTTTTACGCCTAAGTGGTTTATTTTTTTTACCAGCCCACCAGTAATTTTCCCATAAATTCTTTACGTTTTGTGATCCAGTCGTTACTAAAGCTATATTTGCTTCTGGTTTTTGCAATAAATCAAACAATGCTAAAGCTGTTTGCTGCCCAGTTGTAAGCTTGCTTGCATCTAACATTTTGTTATCTACGATGCGATTTATGTAAGCAGGAACTTTTTCTTTGTTTTTAGTTAAAATAATCTGAGCGCGTTTGGCTGCTGTATATAATGACGCAGGCTCAAACTGCATAAGACCACGCCCAGCTCCATTAGCTTCAACCCCATGTCTCATTGTTTTTTGTATGGCTTTAGGGTCTAGTTGTGATTCATGGTAGGCTATTGGAAGAACTACTTCATCAACAATACTCTCTCTGCTAATCATAGGATCTTGCTCTCTTTTTACCTGTATTGCAAAATCTAAAGCATACTTAGAGTCATCGTCTTTTAATATTTCACTTCTAATGTTTTTTAGGCCCATAATAGATTACGCAAGTGTATCGTCATAACCCAGTGAATCTGTAGTATCTGCTACAGGACTAACAGATGATTTAGTTAATAATCCACCAGACCTTCTTCTAGCTCTCCTAGAAGCCGCTCTTTCTTCTGCAGCTCTATCACGACCAGCTATTTTTATTGGTTCTGGTTTTGGCGCTGGCGCTGGCGCTGCCTTTGGTTTTGATCCTGTTATTGCTTTAACTACTGAACCCATACTTTACTCCTATCCAAGTGTTGTTGTTATTTTATCATCTTCTTCTATACCAGTTTCTGGAGTAAGTCTTGCTGAAGACAATAACATTCTAGAACCACCACCACGTCTAGCCATTCTTTTAGCAGCCATCTCTTCTTTTAATGTACGCCTTTCATCCATAGCAGCTTTTTTAGCTGCCTCTGTTTCTTTTCTTTGTGCTTCTATTTGAGCCATTGCTGCTGAATTATCTGGCTTGCCACCAAAAAGACTACCCATTAACCTTTCTCCTCATCATATAAAAATCTTTCTTATCTTCACTGTACTGCGTTAATAAACCTTCTTGAACAAAACCAATAGTACTTGCCCATCGTAATGCTCTATTATCTGTTGATAATACTGTAATTTGTAGTCTATGTAAAGAAAATAATATCTCGCAGATATCAAAGAATGTTAATGCACCTTTAGTCATACCTATGGGATATCTTCTAGCTTTCTCATCAAACGTTGACCATGCCTCACCAAGCCCCTTCCAAATAAGCACAACGCCAAAAATAGCGATAACATCATTATAATGCATGACAGTAACACATGGGCCAAGAAGAGACTGGCGTTCAATACCTTGTTTTCTAGTGCTATCCGACATCGATGAAATCCCATAAGATTTTAATCCTTTATAATTATTAAGGTGATATGGTTTAAATGTATGATAACTTATATTATCAATATTAGGCATATACCTATTTAAATATTCTTGATTAAGAAAAGATGTCAAAGTCTGAGTTCGCTATATTTTGAGATATAATAGAACTTGCTGCTAATGGACTTTTTGTTAGCCGCTTATGCTCACCTCCACCTAAAAGCAAATATCCAAATGCATCCCCAATGTGTGAGTGTTCATTTTTATTAGGACTATCTTTAAATCTTTCCTGCCCTGCACCTACACTAATACGCCTAAAATGATACCCTCCAGATAAGGATTTACGTAAACGCTTGCATTGTGTATGTACTAACAAACCGGGCTTACCTTCTATTAATCTTTGCATCGGAGCAGCCCCTGCTTCACGCCTTACTCTAAAATTATTAGATGGAGTTGGTTGCGCTCGTAACCCTAGCGTTCTTAAATAGTCAAATGCAGTAACTTCATAGATAGCATCACGTTGCATACCAGCAGGATCTCCCCATATTAGTACCTGTGCTTTAGGGTATTTAGCATTAATTTCAGCTAATAACTGTTGGCCAAATCTTTCTAATCCCATATCTTCAGTAACAATTTCATCAAACACAACCCATCTTCCGTTTGCTAATCTTTGCCCTATAGCTGCTGCAGGAGTTAACCCAAAGTCTAATCCTATTTGTAGTGGTTGTGTAGGATCATATTCTATTTCTAATGATGACATTAAATTATCATCATACTCAGACCAAACTGATTTTCCTTCTTGTACATAAGTATATTTACCTTCTGCATAACAACGCACCCAATCTAAGTTTTTACCTCCAAGCATTTGCATATAGTAACCACTAGGTAGATTACCTACATTTTCAGCTTTGCTGTTAAGCGTCCACCATCTTCCTCCAGAAAAAACATGATCATTTGCTTCTGGGTTATCTGGTAAATTTTCTAATTCTACTTCTTTTACTCCACCCGGTTGTTTAAAAAAATCCCAACCATACTTTCCAGAAAGCTTTTCTTTCTCACTTAACCTAAACCACCAATGATCGTCATCCATTGGGTTGGTATCCATCCATACTCCATGCCATGTAGGACCGCCATCACGCTGAGTAGGATAACGACCCACACGATGAGTAAGCCCGTCAATAACTGCCTTAGGAAGTTCTCTAGCTTCATTTACCCATGCTCCTGTTAATTCTAGTGATAAAAGTTTTCTTACGTCTTTAGGTTGGTCCAATGCTAAAAAAATCACTTCACAATCTATTCCCGCAGCATCGCCACGAGATGGGAGACGAATGTGATGTGTTATAGGAGGCGTATATAACATCGGACCAAAAGTGTTTTCAGGAAATAATTCCTGCCAAGTT